GAACAACCTTAAAGTTTGCACGATTGATGACGCTGCTGATCAAGTAATCGGTATCAACACAACAGACTTAGGAAATGCAGGCGCTAGAATCGGGTTTGGTGTAACCACCACAATCAGTGGCGTTCTTGCTGGAGCAGGTTCAACCTCCACAGTCGGCGGACATCTGAAGGCAATCATCACTGGTGTCAGTACTGATGCAACAAATGGTTCATCTACTATTGATGTCAAGATTGTTTCTAGAGTTTCTTCTGCAGGAACTGAAACTGCAATAACTTATGCCGAATCAGATCCACTCTCATCCATTGATACTGGAGATACGCTTAACTTTGTTAACAACTCTGGTATCACCACTGGACTTGTAGGGACTGCTGGAACCGTCACTGACTGGTACAACGGCCAAACCTTAGGACTCACCAATAGTACGATATTCTGGAGACAGATTGCTGCTAAACCAGTCACCAACTCGTTCTCTTCGAGTAGAAGCAGTAAGAACGATGCGATGCACATTGTTGTTATTGATGATGGCGGAAGCATAACTGGAATTCAAGGAAGCATCCTTGAGAAGCACATCAGTATCTCTAAAGCATCTGATGCAGTATCTGCAGTATCTTCTCCACAGAAGACATACTACAAGAACTATCTTGCACTTGCTTCTCAGTATATCTTTGCAGGCAAAAACCCATCCGGAGCCGCTGATACATATCATGGTTCAGAACCACTAGCAACTGGATTCTCCTCGGGATTCACCCCGATAACAACTTCTGCAGGACTTTGGGGACAGAAAACTCAAGGAATTACCTTTAACGCACTTGGTAACATTACATACACCTTTGGTGGTGGTGTTGACTATTCTGCAGTTGGTGGAATGGTTGCAACTCTAGGTAACTTGTCTACTGCATATGACTTGTTCTCCAATAAAGATGAGATTGCAGTTGACTTCCTTATCAATGGCCCTGGACTTGGCGCAGAAGATCTTTCGCAGGCGAAGGCAAATAAACTGATTTCGATTGCAGAATCGAGACAGGATTGTATTGCAGTTATTTCTCCATATAGAGAAACTATCGTTAACATCACAAGCGCGGCAGATCAGACGAATAACATTATCAAGTTCTTCTCTCCACTGTCCAGTTCTTCTTACGCTGTCTTCGATAGCGGATATAAGTACATGTATGACAGATTTAATGATTCTTTCCAATATATTCCAACCAACGCTGATGTTGCTGGACTAATGGTTAGAACGGACATCGAGCAGTTCCCATGGTATTCGCCTGCTGGACAGCAAAGAGGTGTTCTTAACAATGCAATTAAACTTACATACAACCCTAACAAAGCACAGAGAGATTCACTTTACGAGGCAAGAGTTAACCCAATCGTTAATCAACCTGGTACTGGTATTGTCCTCTTTGGTGATAAGACGGCACTATCGTTCGCTTCTGCATTCGACAGAATCAACGTTCGTCGTTTGTTCCTGACGGTTGAGAAATCCCTTGAGAGTGTTGCTAACGCACAACTCTTTGAGTTCAACGATCAAATCACGAGAGCAAACTTCACAAACGTCGTAGAGCCTTTCCTCCGCGATGTACAGGCAAAGAGAGGACTCTTCGACTTCCGTGTCATTTGTGATGAAAGCAACAACACTGCTGATGTTGTTGATAATAATGAGTTTAGAGCGGACATCTTCCTGAAACCAACCAAGTCAATTAATTATGTCACTCTCACTTTCGTTGCTACCAGAACTGGTGTCAGTTTTGAAGAAGTAACTGGCAGAGTTTGATTGAACACATAATTAATTAACACGGAGTACAATTCTAAAATGGCAAACCTAAAGACAATCTCTCAGTTTAAATCCAGATTACAGGGCGGCGGCGCTCGCCCTAATCTGTTTGAAGTCAATATTAATGACTTCAAGTTTTCGGAATGGGATAATGAAACTTTCCAATTCCTTTGTAAGGCAGCACAGTTGCCTTCTTCTAACGTAACTCCTATTGAAGTTCCTTTCAGAGGACGCTCACTGAAAGTTGCTGGAGACAGAACCTTTGATGAGTGGACTGTTTCCATCATTAACGATGAAGACTTCAGACTCAGAACCTCTTTTGAGAACTGGATGAACGGAATCAGCAAATTGTCTGATGCATCTGGAGCAACTAACCCTAATTCCTACATGGGTAACGCAGTTGTTAATCAACTTGGTAGAGGTTACAATCAGGGACGTTTCTCTACTAATAATAGTGGAGATGGAAACAATGCAGGTGGTGAGACTGGTGTCGCACCACTGAGAAGTTACTACTTCGATGGTATCTTCCCAACTAACATTTCCCCAATCGACTTATCCTATGAGTCTAGCGATGTAATTGAGGAGTACACCGTCACATTCCAGGTTCAGTACTGGATTGCAGGTACCAATTCTACAAATGGTTCGCCATCTGATCAGAACGGTACTGTAATTGTTTGATAAATAGAATCAGGTAAAAGGTTCATATCAGAAATCATGGCGAAATTATTTGGGTTCTCTATCGAGGACAAAGACCCAAAGCAATCACCAGGAGTCGTCAGCCCCGTTCCTCCCAACAACGAGGATGGGGTTGATCACTATCTCTCTGGTGGTTTTTTTGGTTCATATGTTGATATTGAAGGAATTTACCGAACGGAGTTTGATCTCCTAAAAAGGTATCGCGAAATGGCACTACATCCTGAGTGTGATAGTGCTATTGAAGATATTGTAAATGAAGCAGTTGTTTCAGATTCTAATGACAGTCCTGTAGAGATTGAACTGTCAAATCTCAATGCTAGTGATGGCATTAAGAAAAGAATTCGTCAAGAGTTTAAATACATTCTTGACTTGCTCGACTTTGATAAAAAAGCGCACGAAATTTATAGGAATTGGTACGTTGATGGTAGATTGTTCTACCACAAAATTATTGACTTTAAAAATCCTAGCGCAGGTATTCAAGAATTACGTTACATTGACGCAATGAAGATGCGTTATGTACGTCAACAGAAGAAAAAACCAAACGATGGTAGAAATAATCAACTAGTAAACAGAAATGATAATCCTATGGATTATGATTTCCCAGAAATTGAAGAGTATTTTATTTACAATCCTAAAACTGGATATGGTGCAAACCCAATGTCCAGTGGAAGTCAAGGAATTAAGATTTCAAAGGACGCAATCACCTATTGCACATCTGGACTTGTAGATAGAAATAAGGGAACGACTCTTTCATATCTTCACAAAGCAATTAAGTCACTTAATCAACTAAGAATGATTGAGGATAGTCTTGTAATCTATAGACTATCAAGAGCACCAGAACGTAGAATTTTCTACATTGATGTTGGTAATCTACCTAAAGTAAAAGCGGAACAATATCTTCGTGATGTTATGTCTCGTTATCGTAATAAAATGGTTTACGATGCAAGTACTGGAGAAATTCGTGATGACAAAAAACATATGTCGATGCTTGAGGACTTCTGGCTTCCCAGGCGTGAAGGTGGAAGAGGAACCGAAATCACCACTCTCCCTGGCGGACAAAACCTGGGCGAAATCACTGATATTGAGTACTTTAAAAAGAAACTCTACCGTTCGCTTAACGTCCCACCATCACGAATGGATGGAGAAGGTGGGTTTAACTTGGGGAGATCTTCTGAGATCTTGAGAGATGAACTTAAGTTCACCAAGTTTGTTTCTCGTTTAAGAAAGAGATTCTCCAACATGTTTAATGATATGTTGAAGACACAACTTTTACTGAAGAATGTAATTACTCCCGAAGATTGGGATGCAATGAATGAGCATATTCAGTATGACTTTCTTTATGATAACCACTTCTCCGAACTAAAAGAAGCAGAATTAATGAATGAGAGACTCTCTCTTGTTGCAACTGCAGAACCATATATCGGCAAATACTACTCTCAAGATTATGTTCGTCGTAAGATTCTGCGTCAAACCGATTTAGAAATTATTGAGCAGGATAATCTGATTGATAAGGAAATCAAGGCAGGTGTCATTTTAGATCCTGCAACTATAGATCCTTCAACAGGACTGCCATTTGAATCAGAAGGTGCTGGTGGGGATTTAGGTGCTTCAGTGATGGAACCTGAAATTGACGGTTCTGCAACCGAGGCACCAGAAATGCCTAAGGGTGGAGAGATATAAATAA